CGAGTTCCCAGAGGGCTTTACAGACAGGATGCTGGTATGGGACATAAAACGCGACAGGACCCATCCAGGTGCCTGGACTGAAGATGAACTGAAAGCGTGGGCACGTGGCGATATCAAGAGTACGGTTGATGACTCGACCATCCTCTTGAGCATGCGTGTTCACATGAATGTTCCTCGGCGTTTGACGGATGAAGAAGCCAGGGTCTTTGTGGCCACTGGCGAACTCCCTGAAGAGACCATCCCGCCCATCGAGGTAGGTCGGCCATTCAGTGAAGCGCAATGGATGGCTTGGATCAAAGGCGACTTGGTCGTCGATGAGTCTGAGCACGAACGTATTTTCGCTCACATTCGGTCAATGAAGCGCATTGATGTCCACTGGACCAATGACCACATCATAAATTACTTCAGGCACGGTAAGACGCCTGCTGTTTTGGAAGATGGTGTCATGGTCGAGGATCGGTTGAGGGATCTGTTAGAGCCCGGACAGTGGAAGTGGAATGAGCTTCGGCACTTCTACCTGGGTAACATCATCGCTTACTTCTCAATCGAGGATGCACTCCCACGCATTCGGCGTTTGATTGAGGTCCAGTTCGGAACAAGTCCTGCTCATTGGTCGGACGACGATGTCCTCGTTTACCTGAAAGAGCGGACTAAACCGAAAGCACTGGAAGATGGCGTTTACATAAACGACCCTACCCGAGCACTGAAGCCCATCGAATCGTGGCGAGATGCTGAGATCAAAGCATGGCTGCGCGGCAAGATCGAACTCCCTGAATCCATTTCTGAAGAACAGGCTTGGGAAGAGATCTACGTCCGGTTCAAAGTACCAGTGGTATGGTACAAGGAGGATGCTAAGAACTATGTCCTCAACGGGACTGAAGTAAAGGCGCTTCCGTCTGGTATGTGGGTACGTGATCGCAATCGTGATAATCGTCCCGTTAAACACTGGACTCGTCGCGAAGTGAAAGCGTGGGCACGGGGTCAGATCCAACACGGACTTGACACCAACGAAAAAGAACTCGGCCACAGGGCGATGATGCTCTTCGGTCTCTCTCAGTTTCTGGATATCGAATCCATCAAGAAACGTATCAGCAATATCACAGAGGAATCAGTCACCATGACTGTACAATTCGTACTGAACGATCTGGAAAGCTACGCTAAGGGCCGTAAGGACGCTGCCAACAACGACAAGGCGGCTGCCCCGTACCAAACCCTCCTGGATCGTTGCATCAACCGTGTGGTGAAGTTGGAGGGCGAAGACTTTACCCAGGGCTGGACCGAACTGCTGAAGTTCTTCCATACCCACAGTAAAGACATCTGCTCTCTGAAGCAGATGTACACCGGTGTTGGTCAAATGGCAATTACTCCGAAAGGTCTGCGTAATTTCCAGAACATGACCACCCTGCTGATCCGCACCTGCGACCCGACCAAACAAGCGGCAGCGGTTAAGTCCATCGACTTCACTGCTACTCTGAAGGAGATCACCTCCGAGAAGAGCCGTCAACATCTCCTCTCCTACTATGGGATTAATTAACCTGTAACAAAAGAAAAAAAACAAGTAGAGGGAGGAGGGCCTTAGGGCCCTCCTCTTATTTTGCGTCGCTGCGCTGATCGGCAGGAAGTAACTGAATGGGGTTTTCCAGAATCAGATTGACTACAAGAGCCAGGGTACCGCCGTATGGGATAACGACAAGATACCCATCACCATGAAGTCGACCTTGACCGCCATTGATCCTGACCAGACTGTTCATCTTCTTGACGAAATGTCGTGGCAAGCGAGTAGTCATGATATCGTCTTCACCGATATAAAACTGCATCCAGCTCTCTGGACAAATCGTACCCTCATCAATCTTGAAGTCAGGACCGAAATCCTCGACATGCAGCTGGATCTGATAAGACGGTCGGAAATTCTTCGAGACATCACCGTCGACACTTATACGACCGATAGACATTCCCCAGCAATACACCGAGTGTTTGGCAATACCCGACTCAACCGGGTACTGGCGACCGGAGAAACCAGTCTTCGTTTCAGCCATCGGACAGACACCCTCGAAGATGTACTTCAGAAGAGTGAACATACGATGGAAGTGCGTGGCTTCGAAGACCGAATTGATGAATTCGTCAATCGCCGAACCGATCAACAAGTCCAATTGCAGCGCTGGGTCCATCAACAACGCTGTATTCGGGAGGTTGTACTGAGGTAGCGGAACAGCCTTTTCAGACTGCTCCTCCATGTGTTTCAGGCGTGTGGCCAGGTCGATTACATTATCACCATTCATTGGGGTTGGTTTCCTTCATGTTGGTGTGATGGTTTTCCAACGCAGTCTTAACAAGATGCTCAGCCGATTCCATGATATCCCTGACCAGCAATGGATTACGGGCCCACCCATGGATTGGAGTTGCATCTCGGCAATTAGCACCTTCTACCACATCACCGAGACGGTATACCGCGTCGATACCAATGACATCGCTGAAACGCTTCGACCACTCACGATAACCAGCCAACACAATGAGGTAGTCATCGTTCAGCATGACTTTAGCCACCCCGTTTCCGTTAGCCTCTGTGGTTTGGCGATAGTCACATCTAGAGAGAAGCTTATAAAGCTGTATAGCCGGATGTCCGTCCAATTCCTCATCGGAGAACTTGTATTCGTCCTTGAAGAGTTGATCGTGGATCACGAATTTGCCGTTGTCAATGACGTCGATGGCTTCACCCCCTACAAAGCGTTTGAATAATGGTTCCCAGATCACATCGGTCATCCAGGATGACTTGACAACTACCCGGTACGGCTCATGGAACAGAGGCCCGTGGACGTGACCTTCGGGTTTCTCAATCGGAATGACCAAGTGCGCGTCACTGTCACGAAACTCTACCCGCGCCTCGAAAGGATCTTGACTGAACCGCACGGTGCCGAAATCACCCGTGATCCCTGAATTCTCAAAATGGGTGACGTAGTGATTGTCGCGGTACTTACGGGCGTAGTCGTAGATATCACGTAACGGAGGAACGGCACCATAATAACTAGACCTGACCGTGAGCGATACGCTCTCGATGATGGCTTCTGGGATATCGTGGCGCTTACCGGTCTGGATCTGATAGAGTTTCGCCCAAGGAGCCTTGCCGAAAATAGCTTCAGCACGTTCCTGGTCCATGATTTCCTGAATCCCTGCTCTGAGGGTGTTGGCGATATTGAAGAACGGATACTGCATCTGCGGGTAGGCAGAGAACTGACTGCTATTGCAGATCGATGCACAGCCGGTTTCAATGATCGCATGTAGGCTCTTCATGCTACTTTCGTTCATGGGTTACTCCTTGATGTAGTCTGGTGTTTCTTAGCGCGGTCGTCGCAATAATCAGGGATAGCCATTTCCACTCCTAAGGGAATAAGAAGAGAGCCCGAAGGCCCTCTCTCAGTTCAACGCAAGATGGTAACGTGATACGACCTCGTTATGAGACAGTACCTTTCCATCGAAGAAGTCGCGTTTGTTTCTCATATACTTCATATGCTGTTCGATTTCGAAGCAGGTGAAGTAGATGAACTCCGGAGAGACATCCGGCCAGTCTTTCAGAGGACGTGTACGACCCAATACCTGCTCATTCGACTGCCGTGAATCAATGGCGGTTGTCATGAAGCTACAACGGAGGTTGGGTTTATCCACTGCGGTACCAGCAGAGCCAATCGTGGACACTGCGATGTCAGCTTCCAAGAAGTCCTCATACGAGTCATTCTCAGAACCGACGTACCGTACCACATTCAGCTCTGGATACATCTTCTGAAGTCGTTCCGTCATCAGCGTACACAGATCCACACGGGCAAAGAACACCAGGGCTGTCTGTCCTTCCTCTCGAACACTGACGAAGCGCTTATAGATCGCAAAGTCAATCATCTTGAGGTAGGACTTCAAGATCCCTTTATGCCGCATGATCGATTCTTCGAACGTCGTGTGCGAATACCCTTGTCCACTCTGGTACCGGAGTTTGATGTCCGGTGACATATGGTACATGATGGCTGTCACGTCGATGTAGACGTTGTAAGCACCACCGTCGTGTCGCTGTGACTCAGGGTAACCAATCTCGTACATCCGGTTCTTGAACGCATCAGACGCTTTCATGGTGGCCGATAGACCCAGTGTCCGAGGACAATGAGTGTACAGGTCGATCCGATGGTTGTTGTGGAACTCTTGGTGCAACTCGTCCGTCACCCGGAAACCGATGTTCAGCTTCGGATAGAAGTCAATCGGATTGATCGGGTAGATCTTCTGACGCCCGTTGGATTCCTCGTAGGCTTTCAGATACTCACGCATGGTGCCGGCGGTGATGATGATCACCTGTGCGTGCAGTGTACCCTCCAATGCCATGGTCTGCAATGCCACCATGTCCTTGGTACCACGGACGATGAAGAAGTCTCCACGTTTGAACTTGAAGGTCTTCTCGAGGTCTTCCTTCCAGCGACTGACGTACCCGCCCTTGAAGTGGATGACTGTCCGCTTCTTAAGCTGGTTCATGCAGTACTGGGCCACGTATGTGTTGTGTGTGACTATGAAGTCCTTCACAACGTAAAGCTTTTCTTCGTGGTGAATCTCGATGCAGGCTGCTTCTTCGACACCCATCGGGACGATGGATCGGATAGCTAATGTTCTTTCTTTGGGACGCTTCTCAATGGTAACAGACGAGTATCCGTCACCCATATCTCGAACAGAGGCTTTACCGCCCACAGAGCGAACCTGATACGCCAGTTTATTAGCGTCGGTGTTCTTAACTGTAAACGTACCGTCTTTAGCTGTTCCAAGACTGCGGACAATCGAGACGAAACGCTCTCTCAAATTCTCGCGCTCTGGGTCGATGAGCGGGACACTCACCACAGCACGGCGACCCATCATCGACATGATGATTTCCGTGGTCACTGTCCTCCACCCGGAGAATGTCTGAACATGCCACAGATGCTCGAGATCCGCATCGACCCAGCGACCGTCCTCAAAGGTAACCCGATACATCTTTCTTGGGCCCTGAGGGTAGTAGCCTTTCACAGTGGTGACGGACCCATCGCGAGCAATGATTTCGTCACCTACTCTGAGCTGCCCCATCAATTTCCACCCGCCAGGAATTCTCACAGGTGTTTTTACAGACAGGGCTTTACCACCTCCCGTCTGCAGAGTGACCATCTTGATGATGGGGTCCCATTTAGGGTTCTCGGTGTCAAGTACGTACTCGATAATTCCCACTTGCTTTTCACGAGGCGGGAACATGGAGCGGACATCAAAGTTAACGTCCGGATAGTCCTCCAGTTTGGCAACGTGGTGGGTAATCGGGACAAGGCGTTCAACATAGCCCAACTGTCCAAACAGATGGCGCTTGAGGTCATTCAGCTGGTTCCGATGAAAGCTGAATTCCTTACGGTCACGGGTAGCAGCAGCGAAAGTGCGCAACTTCTTGGGGATGAATCGTCCAGCCTTCTTCTCGAAACCGATCTCGATCAGAGGTTTGCAAAACGATAGCATAGCCTGTAGGTCGCGCTCATGCAGTACATCCGTAACTTTAATGCAGTGACTGTAAACGTCGATCTTCATGAGTAGTCCCTACCTGACGGCATACATCTCGTTACATAGGAATTCTCAGATAAATGATTAAAAACATGATCCGTCAGTGTCCAAGGACGTCCGAAGACGTCCTATAGACTCAGTGATTACTCAACTGCTGGCCAGACTACGAGAGGGTCAAAGTAAGCTGTGAAACGAAGATCTTTCTTGGAACCACCCGTACTGGTCTGGTCTTTGCGCTGATACTCGAGGGTGTTCTTATCCTCGTTGATTTCGATTTCGAAATCAGGGTTATCACGTTCGATTTCAGACTTATCCAAACGGATGGTAAGTCCTGGCTGGATAACGAGTCCACGAAGGGTGAAAAACTTGTCGACGTAGATATTTCCGGACAGACCAGCCTTATGGGTCATTGTTACTTCATTCAATTCGAGCATAATTACCTCCAAACAAAATAAAATGGGGTGTCCGGAGACACCCTAGTGAGATTCAGGGAATCGCTGGCCATTCAACGTCGTTATCGAAATACGCGGTGAAGCGCATCACTTCATCGGAACGCTTATTAATGGTTTTATCCTTGAGTGCGTAACTGATAATGTTTTTATCAGTGTCGATCTCGATATCGAAGTCCGGATTATTGCGCTCGATTTCAGATTGATCGAGGCGAATAGTCAATCCTGGAACAATTTTCAGACCACGGTTGGAGAAGATCTTGTCGACAAGAATAGTGCCAGCCAGACCAGCCTTTCGAACAAACGACACTTCACTGAGTCCTAACATACAGCCTCCGGACACTTAATGAAGAGAGGCCCGAAGGCCTCTCTATGTTTACTGGTTGATGACTTCGGGATACACAAACGGGTCCAGCAGACCACCCGGACGATCTTTGATCAGGTAGCTATCCGGATCTTCGATCATGTCAGGTTGACGCTCATAGGCCATGGACTGACCCATCGAACGGTACTGCATGAGGGTTCGGTGCTCTTCGAACTTCACCGGGACGCCGTACTGCGGAAGGCGGTAATCGTCCGGATCATCGGCCGGACGCATCAGGGTCAGCAAGATCACCTCGAGGTGCTTGATGTTCACGAAGAGTTGGGAGTTAACCAACTCAGCGAAGTCCACCAAAGCCGCCTGAGGGTCATCATAACCCGTCAGCATCTTGCCATTGAATCCGTTACGTTCCGACTTCTTGGACGGTGAACGGATGAACGCTTCCACTGCGGCCATGAAGTCCAGCGTACTGGCATGGCGTCGAGGCAGTGAGAACGCTGGTGCAGCAAAGTCCCACTTGTCCAAATCAACTACGAAGTTGCCTTCTTCGTTGACAGCGTAGCCGTTCTCCTTGATGTAGGTCAGCATGATCCGAGACAGAGAACCGTGACGTGCACCCTGACTCACCGGGATAAACACATCGTAGGTCTCTCCCCGAAGGTTGGTGACAGTGAGTTGGACTTCCCGGAACGCTGTGAAACGATGAAGGTTCACACGCTCGACCTGGGTATCCGACGTCATTCCGGCCAGGTTAGCGCCATTTTCCAGGTTCTTGTCTTGCTCTGCCGACAAGACCAACTTAGCCTTCATCTTCTCCAGACGCGGGTTGAACTTCAGCAACGAACTCTCACGAGTGGATTGTGGAACTTCCTCACCCAGGGCGTTCTCGTCAATGACCATGTTGTCGGGGTCGTTCGGATCGGCCACCGCTATTTGGATGTAGGGTGCGTGTTCCTCATCGATGACAATTTCCTCGGTCTCAGAACTGCCGTCCAGGTGCTTAACGGACAGCGTCCGCTGAGAACCTTCACGGCAGAGTTCAGTGGCCGAGACATGACCAAGCGACGTTTCACGTGGAATTGCCCAGGCCAGTTCGCCAAAGCAGACATGGCAGACCGCCCCATTTCCACGATGCTTGCAGTACATCGGAGACCGCATGCGGATGGTCTGACCTTTCAGATGGTCGTCGGTAATCCGCACTGGCACCAGCTTTTCATCCTCGTCGAGGTAGAGCGAGCCTTCCAGGTACTTGAGGTTCGAGGAATCCACCCGGAACTCCACGTACTGGTCGCTACCACAGTCTTCCCACAGTAGTTTATCCACTACGGTTGCCGACAGCTGCATCTTGCGGTTGAAGTATTCAACGATGCGCAGCGGCTTCTTGGTGAACAACAGCGCTTTCTTGGCCGAGCAGGACTCGATCATGATGTCGTGCAACTGGGTGAGACCTTCGAAGAACCCGGTGATGATTGGCTTACGGAAGATCACCTGGTCAGCATCGGTCAGGTAGCCACGGCAGATGAGGATCTGCAGGAACTGACCCATCTTGATCTGCTTGGAACGCAGGCCACGGACGATCGGGTTGTTCAGGATGCTCGGGTCTTTCATCAAGATCCGCGTAGCCTGATCATAGGCACGGCTGATCGACAGCTGGTTAGGCTGGATATTAGAACGCACTTCCTTGATCGGCGGGTGGGTGTACAGTTCGAGCAGGTGGAACGCGTTGATGGAGACGTGCCATTCTTCCAGGAAGATACTCAGCACGTTATAGATGTTGTTGGAGACGTCCTTGACTTCACGCCAGACTTCTTCGCGGTCATAACACTTGTCATGATTGCGATTGGACTGAGGATGGAAGTAGACGTAGTGCATGTCATGCACTATCTTCGACAGAATCTTTGGCACGGTGTCAGCACTAGGGAACTCATTCCCCATGTGATGACTGACATTCAGTGGGATCAACGGGAACTTACGGTGGAGTTCCCAGCAGAACCAACTTAGGACGGTACGGCGGGTGGTAGTCTCGAGGACACCATCATCGAACTCGATCAGCAGTTTCTCGTCCTTGAACGGCAATTCCAGAGGAACGTCCAGATTCATGAACTCACGTGCTTTGATCTTACGCATACTTACTCCTAGATGACACAGGGGAGTGTGACCTCCCCTGCGAGGCACCGCCTCAATCGTTGGTCAGTTCTTTACCCGAGCACTCGAACATGTTGCGCATGTAGGCCAACGGTCTGTGCCCGCCTACCGGTACCACGGTACGATCAATGAGGACATCGACGTTCGTGGGAGTTGGGTGGGTGTACAGATTGTTCAGTGCGAATCGGTGGGCAATCGGGTTGTTACTGGCGTCTTTCTGTTCAGCGATGTATTCACCACCGCAAGCGGCTGCCTGAGCCCGGAATTCAGCCTCACCTACCCGGCTGGACGAACCACGGCCTGGAGAGCTGTGCTTGTCAGAGTTACTCAGACGAGCAGTTGCACCGAAGACGTTGCACTTAGATGACGATGCCGCCATCCATGCATCTTCTGCGGTCTTCTCAAGGTTGATGTAGTACGAGGGCGCAATGAGCATGGGCTCACGAGACACCTTCATCTTTCCATCACGGCCACGGAAACGAACAGGCGTGATAAACGGCGGCCAACGATCATGGATAGCCTGAATGACATCCGGCATATGCACCGGGTTATTAGTCGGCATGAACAGATCCAGGCCGTATTGATGATCGAACAGCACAGATGCGATGCAACTGTACTTGTAGTCCGGGTTCATCTTACGGTACTCAGGATCGGTCTCCGCGTCATACTGAAGAGGCACTACGACTTTGTAGAACTCCAGCATCTCATTGTACGCATCGTCCAGGATCTCGGCATTGGACGCAGCATATACAGCATCCTCGACCTCCTCCTCGGTCAACTGGATGTTCATATCGAAACCGAACATGGACTGGATACGTTTACCCAAGTCACGTGCAGCTGCACCGATCATCATTTCGATGGGGGATGCCGGTGTTACCCGGTTCCAACGCGAGTTAGGATCCACGACGATGTCAGCCATCACGCCATTCTCATCAACTGGCATGTCTTCGTCGGGACAGACCTCAACCACCACGGACTTGTCGCCATGGATGTCCGTGATCTTGTAGCCTTTGTTCGGGATGGACAGGTACTTGAACGTGATTTCCACGCGCCAAGCATCCAATTTGATACCGCGGTAGACTTTGTCGACTTTCAGGTTGTCGTCAGAAGAACGTGACAGACCACCATCGACACGGACAGCATCAGGACCCAGCCGACCGATCGCCTCATAGACCAGCTTACTGAACTCAGGTTCCAGCTTCAGTTCAATGCGGCGCTGATGGCAGTCTTTGCGCAAGCGAACCCAGACATCCAGGATCTTGCGGTAGAACTCGGTGTCCGCATTGTAGTACTTCATCAGCTGATCATCCATACCCACCGGCAACGGCGGGATGTTGATGCTGGTGTTACGCTCTACCTTGATGTCAACCACTTCGGCGTCAACATGTTGAACGAAACGCTTACGGTCGAAGGTGTACTCCGGACTCATCAGGGCTTCATTGGTCATGTTGGCTACAGCACTGATCGGATCGTAGCGGCGTAGCGCCACCAGTAGACCGGTACTGTTCACCTGCTCGCCGATGTCCGGGAACATCTTATAGATGCTGGGGTCGGGGGACTGGTTGATCGGGTAGTACTCACGACCAAACTCGAAGACACGCTTCTCGAAACCAGTCGGCGCCAGCTTCTCGATATAGCCTTTACGTACCTTCACACCGTCTTCAGTCCCTGCCACGTCAGATGCCATCAGGACGTTGGTCTCACGACCATAGCAGTAATCACCGTCTGGAGTAATAGACGGTGAAGTAGCGAGCTTGGTGCCCTTGCGGAAGGTAGCTCCTTTACGAAGCTGATCAATCACATCACGGTTACGCTTGAACTCAGTTCCGAAGTGCTGGTGGGTGATGTTGTAGTCCGTCAACACAGTGCAACCAATCTCACCGGTGTTGAAGTTCTCGTACACCACGACGGTCTGGGGAGAATGGCGAATACGGTTCATGCCCGCAGTGCCACCGAAACGAGGAATGACCTCGAGTACCTTGACGTCGTCTTTGAATTCCACCGAGAACGTGGTGTCGGCAAACGCGCGCTCGAAACCAGTCTTGATGTATTTACGGGTGGGTTCCTTGATTACCACCATCTGAGACAAGTTGCCAGTAAACATCGCAGCACGGGAGGCCGAGATGTGTCGGATAAACGGATTGAGGCCGTAAAGGGACATCAGTTCCGGATGAAGCTCGACGTTATTATCGGGGTTGATCCCAACGTACTTCTTGGCAATCTGTTCCGCCACAGATAAGGTATTGGTGTCAGACATCGGTTACTCCCATTACATGTCAGCCAGATTCTATGACTAACTTTATAATGTATCGTTAAAGATTTTTATAACGAGGATTTAACAATGAGCACATTGCTCTCCGGTATCATGGTGTCTTCTGGCAACGCCATGTACCACACTCCTGAGTTCTTGAGCTATATCCGCTCACACAAGAACTACCTTATTTCTAAGAGCGTCGCTGCACCGCTGGATCCCGGTGTCGTTCACAAGTTCGAATACAACTTCATGTCGCTCCTTATTGAACTGGAGTATTCAGTTGAAGACCTGATCATCTTCATGGTAGTCAACGGGTTTAACTGTATAACGGAAATGACGCGTGATTTCTCTCAGCTGCTCATCCCCGATGAGACCGTTGTAGCAAACCTGAAGAGTCTCTATCGTCAAACTCCCGGCAGAATCTGACAAAAGAAGAGGAGGGCTACTGCCCTCCTCTATGCCGTCTCACCGTTCCTTAGAAACCGGAACGGGAGTGGCCTGCACCGAACGATCCACGACCACTGCGGTCACGATTACCACGGCCACTACGACCACGATCGTCACGACGGTAGTTACGGTCACTGTAGCGATCGTCACGGCCGTCATCCAGACCGAGGTCGTAGCTACGACCACCACGATCGTCACGACGATCAAAACGGTCGTAGCGATCACGGCGACCGTAATCGTCACGACGGCTGTCGTTGCGTTGGTCGTTCTGCCACTCATCCAGCGACTTACCTACGCGGTTCTTGGTCACAGTGGTCACCGGTTCATCGTCCCACGGTACATCAACCGGTTCGTCACGACGACTGGAGCGACGAGGTTCGTCACGGTCGACTCGGGACGCTGGAGGTACTTCACGAGACTGACGGGTCGGAGGAGCCATGCGATCGGACAGGTTTTCGGAGACCTTCGCCTGCTCTTTCTTGGTACTGACGACGATGGCACCTTCGTTGCCTTCCTGCGGTGGTACTTTCTTACGGAGAGCCGGAAGATCGTCCATGCCTTCTTCCCAGGACGTGTCGATGGTGAGTTCTTCGACCAGTTCATTGCCCAGCAGCTTCTTGTGCTTCTTGACAATAGCGTTGAGGTGGGCAGCCACCTTACCAAAGCCCATCATCAGGGAGTGGAAGTACGGAGCTGTCATGTTCTTGCTGCCGAAGTCGAACCCAGCGCGAGTTTCCTCGTCACCGAAGACCAGTTCGAACAGGGCGATCATGTTGGCCCGGACTTTCTTGGACGGATACTTGGAACCCAGCAGTTCCTTGTCATCTTCCAACAGCGCCTCTAAAATAGGGAACTTGAAACGGCACGACCGCAGGACGCCATCTGACTTGTCACCCTTACGCAGACTGATGGAAATCAGACGCTTCTCCGGTTCATGCCCGACTTTCATCAGGATCTTTTCCAGATAGTCGTAGGACTTCTCATCCATGTCACGCATGGCTTTGAGGTACGCCGAGCTGCTGGCATCCAGTCGCTTGTGCTCGCTCTCGGTAGCAGCCACACGGCCGAGTTCCTTGAGCAGGCCAGCCGAAGTAACAGCCAGCTTGAACATGATCGTGTCACGCATGGCCTTGATCATATCCGACTCACTGCGAGTGATGTTCTCGGACAGCGGGTGATAGATGATCACGTTATCGGAATCCGAACGCAGATGCTCGGTGGTAGGCAAGACTACACGCTTCTTACCGATCATGAACGGCTGGTCGTTGTGCTGGCGCGAAAGGTGGCCGCCGCCTGCATCTACGATACCGATGGCGTTCAGCGTACGGATATTGAACTCTTGAAGATCCATGGAGGATAGTCCCCTTTAGAAATTGGCGCGTTTGGAGTTGACATCGATCAAGCCGATTGGCTCGTCACGATATTCGTTGTTGGTGGTACCGAAGCTGTCCACGATTCGAGTGATGGTTTCTGCCACACCAATCACGTCATCGTTATTGTTGGACATCACCGGAGGCACCATGGAGTCACAGAAGATCGGGAAAGTGAAGTGTCCTTCCTCTTCATCACCGATCTGGATGGTCATGTGGATGTCGAGGTTGAGGTCAGCACGTACCCGCAGATCGAAGCGACAGTCCTCGTCAGGAAGCATTTCAACAAACAGCTCAGTCATCAAGCGCTGTTCGAGAGACTGAAGTGCACGTTCGTCGTAGTCTGCACCAAACAGAGACATGGCATTGCTGGTCAGGACAACCGTTTCGCCACCGTAGCCGAGGTTATTGGCCTCGAACTCGATAGCACCGATCTGGTGGAACGTCATGTAGCTCGGGAGACCGCGAGCAATGATGTTCGCAGCGATCGTGGTGTTATCCTTACCGCCCCAACCAGTACTGTTGCTGACATCACGGACGTTCTTATCCAGGAAGAAGACTTTAACTTCATCCCACGGATAATCCTCGTTCATGGTCTGGAGTTCTCCGAGGGTGATGAAACCCTGCTCCAGGATGTTGGTATCACGGCTCAGGATGGCCAGCGGCTCCCAGGCATTGAACGACTTTTCACGGACTTGGGAACGAGCATCGGACAAGACCTTGGAAGCGTCATGATCGATATCGAAACCACTACCATATTCCGTTCCTTCTTTAGCCGTAGCCAGAGCGGAGACAGAACGACTCATGTAACGAGTCGACGAATCGTTGAGACGACTGGACATCTTCAGTTGTCTGTCACCGAAGCCAAAGCGACCATCCACGAAGTTCTCACGGGTGGCATTGCGGTCGAATGCCCGCTGCATGACGTCTTGCCCGCTGGAACGGAAGATGTCGTGCGGACGCAGGGTAACCGTACCGACCGTGCTGCGATCACGCGAGTAATCGGGCATGGTCTGAGGAATGATGAGATGGTTGGAACTCCCGATACGGGTGCGCCAGCCTTCACGCCCCTGGCCAGGTGCACGGATATACACCTGTTCCACCTCGGTGATCGAGTTGAAATACAGGCACATGTCCTCAGGCAGTTTGATCCCGCGAATACCGTTCACCGCATCGGCATGGTCGGTTGAACCCACGATTTCCAGGATGGTGTAGATACCCTGGGTCTTGCGGACTTCGACACGCATCATGAACATGAAACGGCGCTCACCCCAACCGTTGGCAATGATAGCGCGACCTCGGTGCTGACTCACTGGACGAATGATACGGCCAGCAGTACCGGCCAGAGCACTTGGAGAGAAATTGGTACCCTCCTCGGTGTCACGACACATGCGACGGATGATATCGCCGGTGGCATCAGCACCAAACGGACGAATGTACATGTCCTGATAAGCAGGACGCTCACGGAAAACGATGTCACGGATGATCATTACTTGCCTCCACTGATGATATTGTTGACATGGATGATCATGTCAGCCAACTGTCTCTTGATGTCGCCCGAGATATAGAAGTGACCCAACTGATGAAGCATCGGGATCTTCTCGACAATATCTCGAGGTGCGTGTGTTTTCCAAGCTTTGCCAGACATCTCGTCTACTACTGTGTCGATGGCAATGACGGCGACGTTGCTGCGTTTGCCAGGCTCCTGGCGCTTGGTCTCTTGTCGGTAGTACGGATACTGAGCGTCCAAGATCTCCATCTGTTGCTTGGTGATCTTGTTACGAGGCTCGCTCGGCATGTACATTTCACCCTCGTCGCTGACGAACAACTCACCAGCCACCAGGACTGCCAACTCATGGAAACCCCAATGATCCAGGACTGCCTGGGTAATACCCATCAGACGGAACAAGGTGGTCTTGAGTAGGATGTCGCGTGCTTCGGGTGTGATCGCACGGATGACCCAGAAGATGATTGCCTTCTGGAACAGATGGATCTGTCGCAGTTCGTCACGAGAACAGATGCTGATGCATTGCTGGACTCGAGAGATCGGGACGTCACACTTGGTCTGGCGGACGATGTTCTCCACGTTGCGGGAGTATACTTCGAACAGCTGACGGTCGCCTTCGGTGATCTCGGAGGTATGACTGAGGTCATCCCAGACCGACGAGTTATCCTCGTCGTTCTTATCGATGCCACGGGAACGCTTGGCCGTCACAATGCCGGTAACAGTCTGGAAGCGACTGTCCATGCGCAGGTGGGTGAACTTCACGTAGTTGAAGAGACTGCGGACATTACTGTCGCGATCAGAGTTGGTGTTCAGCGGACCGATGGAGATCTTGCGAACCAACGCCATCGACATCAGCAGTCGCGGTACTTCCTCGGACGACAGGCCAGCCATGACCATGGTCATGGTGGTCTCTTTTTCCACAGACGCTTCGATGTACTCGTACATGCGGATGAATGGAGGCCATTTATCCACACCGGCTTTCTCGAGCAGTTTTACTGCTTCCGATTCCTTATACGCGTTACCGTTCACGCCCGCTACCGTTTGGACATAAAGTCCCCATACCGGAACAATGAAGCGCAGGCCCAGCGTCATGGCCTGAAGTTCCAGGTAATCGGAACGGATATACGTACGGTTACGGTAATTGCGACCGCGGTCACTGAACTCCTCGAACTTCTCGTTCACATCAGACGGGATCAGCAGTCGAGCCCGACCGATCCAATCGAACAGTTGAGGGTATTTCACCAACTCGTAGATCTCGATGACACGCTTTTCAATCTCGCCACGTACAAAGTACGAGGAACGAAGATCGTCGGAGGAGAAATAGTCGCGCAGCTGCTTATAAATCTCCCATAGTGCATCCTGAGTATCACGACTCAGGGTGGCGATGAATTCGTTGGTCTCCTTGAACATTTCATCTCTGTTGACAATCGCTGCCGAATGGTAGCTACCTGCCGAGATATAGATGGTCTCACCGGCATGGTCAATGCGCAGTGATGTGATCCCCTTTCCAGATTTCTCATGGATGTTGATTTGCATCTAGGTATAGCCTCTGATGGTTACTGCTGTCAAGGATATAATGTATTGCGGTAAATTGGTGGAGCGGAATATCTCGGCAAGAGGGGATAAGTCCGACTCAGGACTCTATAGAAGAGTCCTGAGTCGAGTCATCTACGATGAGATTGCTTGGGTCCTATAGAGGCACATCGTCGTCGAAGCTGAAGTTGTTGTTGCCGCTGCTCTGAGCCGAGCCGCTGCCACCACCATTCCAGTTATTGCCATTTCCACCGCCCTGATTACTGCGGTTACCGCCCCAGTTACCACCGCCTTGCTGGCCACCGCGGTTACCGCCCCAGTTACCACCTTGCTGGTTACGATCCATCCAAGCCGGGCGCTTGTAATGACGCTCAATAACCTTGCCCATGTATTCGCGCATCACGTCGACCCAGGCCAGCGCGTAGAGGCGCGAAGCGGTCTTTACGTTCATCGAACCATTGGCATCACGGAACTGATGGTAGGTATCGTCGAGGAACGGGAACTCGATCAGCGGACGGTGCTTACCGGCACTGATGCAGATGGACACGACGCCCTCGTTGTTCTTCTCGAGCTTGATCGAACTCATGATCGACGGGTTCGGATCACGCTTCTTGTCAACGAAACGATGACCCTTGTTGTCCAGCATGATGACGCACGGTTCGTTGCTGTTAGCAACCATTTCCAGGGCGCGCATTACAGAGAAGAACGCACGGTTGGACAGAGCTGCCTCGATCTTACCATTGTTCTTGTCGTTCGGCACCTTGGTCTTCACGATCAGGCGCGGGTTGTTCTCGTAATAACCGGGACGCAGGGTCGGCTCGCCTTCCATGCCATCTTGTTTACGAGCCTTGAGGGCCAGGGCCGGATCGTCCAGGATCGTATCCGGTTTGCGGTTCTGTTCGTCACTCATGCAGGGATCTCCTAATGCGAGCGCGGATTATCGTTGTCCCAAATGATAACATTGGGGCTTATTTTTTTACTCTGATTTTCAGTTCTTGGAGTAAAGGTTCTTAACCAACAGTTCCAGCTCAGGCTCGTAAGCCTTGTGCACGCAGCTGAGGATATAATCCTTAGTCGTCATTGCGTTCCATTTGTTCTTTTCAGCTATCGTCAAGATCACCCGACGGTACTTGATCGGAAAACCGGTGAACAAGTTGTTATTGTCCCCAAAGAACTGTAAGGTGAACTGATCAAACGGGATGTTTGGCAATTCCCTACCACCGGTAAGTTTTGTGTGCCAGAGAGCGGGCGTCTTGGCCGAACCGGTGTGAGATTCTAGGAGAATAAGAGAAGAAAAACGGTAACGCTGGAGAAGATCTACGGCGTAACTGCTCAACATCAGGACACGTTGAGGATCAGGTTTCAGATCGATGTCTGTCTCCTGTATCTGGATATCCGGACGCTGTTGGATCGCTGTCAGGAACTCAATGACAGCATTCTCTTCCCTAATCGCAGCAATGCGTTGCTTATCCGTGTTGGCGTTCTTGAGGACCGCATACGGAAAACGTTTTGGCAGGCCACGGTAGTTGCAAAGATATACGTTAGTTTTCACTCGCCCATTGGTGAACGAGGTAATGGCTTGCTCAATCGTGACGATTTCGTTGATCAAGATGTGCGCCATGTCTTCTGGGAACACGTGCGTCAAGTCATCAGGTGCGATTGCCCCGACTAAATTACGCACCAGAGTCCTCAGGTTGACATACAGGACATCGACACGATTAATGACTGGGTTTGGGTCTGGATGGTCTTCGAGGATGCCGAAAGCACCCTCGAGCGCCAGACTGGTACCGATGGAGATGGGGATCTGTCCCATTTCGCGGGCAGATACCACTTCTAACGCTCGAGGATCAATAGCCATGGTGGCTCCTAATTGGCTGTCTTATATCGATCTAGGACAGCCAGTATTCCGATTGTCTTTGGATCATCTTCATTCCCGCCTTGACGCTTGATGCGTTCTAGGACGAGATGAGAAATATTGGTTTCAGTGATGCTGATCGGCTTGATCGTCGCCACTTTATCGTTGACGAGGACTTGCTTCTCCTGCTCCTTCAACTCATCCATCTGGGTGTTAATCCGGAATTGAGGATAAGCTTTCCTCAAGTCCTTCAGGCCGTGCTGAACAGCCCCTCCGCGACTGATCTTTAGTCTGAAGTTGGATTTATCAGGGAAATCACTGTATTCCGCCAGCAACTCCAGTGATTGATCCACCGTCAGGTTACGACAATCGAGGGTCTTATAAATCCTAGCTCCTGTGTTCTCAACGAACCAGTGCTTCTTACCTTCCGGGGTGATCTTGGCGCGATAATGGCCCTTGGCATCTTCCTCGCCATGCGAGAGACGATCAAAGGACCCTTGGGCCAAGATCTTACCACCGCGTTCAGTCCGAATATGGACATGACCGATTACAATGAAGTAACGGATCAGGTCCATGTAGTTCTGACTGTTGTGGTTCTTTGCCGATTCGATTGGGAGCTGGTAATCGAAGGAACCGTGCATACAGGCCACATCGATCTTCTCCATCCCGTGGATAGCCGCCAGTTCCAGGACTTGTTTCCAGGTGACACTGGCGTCGGCGTTCCATTCGTCCGGGACGTAAAGTACGCTCAGACCACCCAGCTTCTCGATGGTTTCGATACTGAGGGTGTCAACATATTTCAAATCAGCAGGGACATCCAGGGTATTGTTGACGTTCACGAATTGCTTGGATTGTCTCCAATCGTGACTGGGGGTGCCTTCCAATACCCTGACGATGATGTCGTTCTTCGAACAGATACGAAGTAGATCCGCAATCCAACTCTGAATGGCATCCACCTCATCCTGAGGCAGGTTCATCAAGCGGTCGAATACGTCACCTGCAAAGAAGATGATGTCAAGTTTTGCAGTCTCCTCATCATCAGGAAACGCATTACGCAGATTCTGGATGATGTGGTAAGTGTCAGTCCGCGGATGAGCCAAGTGGATATCCGAGATAGATGCCATGTAGACATTAGACGGGGTCGAAATCTTCGTCGCTGTTGAAGTCATCGTTGAGTTGTCCTTTACCCTCATCGGTCTTCTGAGGGGTAGCTGCACCAAGCGCCTTAGCAACGTCGCCAGCCTGGGCACCAAACAAGCGCTCCAGCGGGATGTTGTAGCGACGATAGATCTGCGCCCACATCAACGAATAGACCGTGGAGATCGCATCGTTCTGGGTGAAATTGAGGGCCACCAGCTGTCTGACGAAGTTGTCGATGACCATGCCAGGATGACTGGTGGTAATCTCTGCTTCGAAACGACTGGAGAGTTCAGAGATGTCCGTATTGGGGTTGGTCTCAGCCGCCCGGATGTTCATCGGGGTTGGGGAGATCAACGGCGGGACGGTGAAGAGGATCTTGTTCTGATCGTTGTCGGCGACGACATCGAGCATCCGCATGGGATTGCCGGTCACTGCGACATAAATGTCAACAGGGCGACGGGTATCAGTCCCGTCCTCTGATGGAACAAGATGAGGGAGAAGGCGCGTAATGAAGTCACGTTCGGTGATCTTAACATTACTGCTGTCGGCACTCAGACGAGCGAAATCATCATCATCGAGTTGCATGGGGAATTCCTCGTAGGGATAAGGGAGTCCGAAGACTCCCTCACTCACAGACTGTCAGTGCATGTGCTCTTTGACAGCGTTCAGGTTCTCGGCGGCATTTTTCTGAGCAGCCTGACGGAAATCGTCGAAGGTGACGTCGTCGGTGATGAAGTAGAACTTATCCACTTCGGCTTCACGGGACAGGAGCAGGTTGCCGATAGCGTTCACGAATTGCTCCGAACGGTAGGCTTCCGGCAGTTCTTCACCGCCGATCCAGGCACCTTCATTGTCGATGTGCTCGACCACGGTGACGCCGTCTTCGGTCAGCTTGGCGCGCAGGGTGCAGGCCGGGATCATGTTGTCGATGGCGATCAACTGCGGAGCGCGGTCACGAGACTGCTTGGCTTTATAGGCCAGGGCATTGGCACCGGCTACCATGAAACGGCTGGCCAGGGTGTCGATCATGATCGGATCAGAGAACAAACGCTCGATGTGGTTGGCGGTCAGTTCGACGATGTTGCGCTGGAAGTTCTGGACGGCTTGATTGTTAGCAACCAGGGCGGTTTCCAGAGTGGCGATGCGGGAAGCCTGAGAAGCGACCAGGGTTTCCAGGGCAGCGATGCGCTTGTCCTGATTACCTTCATGATCCAGCTCTTGTTCGACTGGCAGGACTTCGATCACAACGCCGGAGTAGATGGCACCATCTTTGGTGTAGCTGAAGGTATCGCCCTGCAACAGATCTTTGGCAGCGGTCAGGGTTTCCAGGCCGTCGACTTCAACCTCGACATCAGAACCGAGGATCAGTTCCAACGGACTGTCCATGTTCACGGAATCGGCGCCTGCTTGCAGGTGGGCGTTGTTGAAGCGGATTTTGACTTCGGTAGTCATGATTACTCCTAGTTGGAATCGGCGAGGAATATCTCCTTGCCATTGTTTTGCAGGTCGATGATACTGCGAATTTTGGAATCCGAGGATGACACGACGTGTTGAAGGTCAATGCTCTTCTTACCGTCTCGTAGGATAGCACCGATTCGTAAATCAATACTGGTTCCTTTATCCACCGCTGTTACAGTGAGGTCTACTTGGTCAAAAAGACGACCCAAGTACGACTCCAGGACACGACGAGTCTCCTGCGGAAGGTCCACAATGTTGTTACCCAGTCGGGCGATGATGTCGCCCAGGCTGGCAATATTCCCGCGGTACATGTCCGATTGAGAGCGCTGGCAGATATAGAAGTTGGCCATGGCTTCGTCAGCCTTGATGGTCAAATCTGTACTGAATCCAGCGGCCCCTAGGACAGGCATTACTTTAGCCATGACAGCCTCTCTAAACACGAGGTGAGGGTATAGGGATCATTATACATACCATCCTCCCATGGAAAGAAAAAAGAAAGATAGAACGAAGGAGGGGCAATGCCCCTCCTCTATTCCGTTACAGCGATCCGTTGTCCGGGTCGGACGGATCATCCAGACCCGCATCGAGATATGCCTCGAAGTTGGCCCAGATGGAATCACGGATGGTGGTCTGTGCGCCAAACGTCAGTTCCGTACGACCGTCATCATCGACGATGTGCAGGTAGTTGGTAAAGACGTCATTGCCTTCTTCATCGGTGTAATGCAGACCGTGCATTACTTGCTGGTAATCCGGGTCATCGTGACCGTAGCGGCCAGGATAATTCGGAACATAGCCCGACGATTTGTAGCCATGGATCATGTCTTTCTCATGGAGTCGCTTGGCACGAGGGTTTGCCATGATCCAGCGCTGGAGAACGGGACCTGCCTGCTGGAAGTCACCGATGTCGTGCATCATTCTCACTTCATCGGTGTCAAACAGATGGCTCACCTTACGTTTCAAGGCGTCCAACTTGCGCTCAATCCGTTCGAAGTTGAACGAATCAAACCGCTTCACTGCTCGATCGTACATCTCGCTACCGATCAAGCCATGGGAACGCGCTGTGCTCTCCAACCGCCTGCGAATGGAAGCCCGATCTTCAGACCGAGGCACACCGTAACGCATGACACTGTAGTCTGCGTCAGTCGCATAGATTGCTACCGCCATTTCTCACTCCTCACGAAGATACCTGATCTCCTTCAATGATCCAATTCGTCAATGACGCGATCAACGGCGCCGGCAACGTCGTATTACGAGACACTGTGAACGGTTTGTTGAGGTCCATCACACCAGTGACAGGATCGAGACGACCCATGACCTTGGCGTTCTTATTGTCGATCGGCAGTTCACCCCAAAGGGCATCCGTATAATCACACCGCTAGCACATTTCCGATTAAAGACTGGACTCTTCAGTCGGAATGGTTAACAAATTCAAGTCCGCATATGCAAACCTGTATCCTTCGTACTCACTTACCTTCCCAAGATCACCGTCGCGCTTTAACCGTACGGTGATTGCTTTCTTGCTTAGATCGTTACGAGCAATAAACTCACTCGCACTAGGGTAATGTGTGATTTCATCCCAGTTGACTCTACTGACGGCAACCGGCCTGGCGATACCCCACTTGGAAGCATCGAGAAGTACCTTGTAGTCGTAATGCCGGAACTCTCGGTCAGCATAGGTCACTTGATATCGGCCCTTAAACAATGACAACCTTGGAGTTCTTGCGACTGCTGAAAGATGCCCAGTGAGGACACCGTGAGCATTGGCCGCCTCCGTCATAGTCGGGTAGATTGTAATCTCACCAGTATGAATATCACGAAGCTTGGTAGGACTCTCGGGAATCATGCCGAGGCGATCGCGGCGAGGTATGGTTGTTTTCCTGAGGTGTTCTGGCAATGGGTCCTTAGATCGTTGGTGGCTGAAGTGATACCCATTAACGGATCCACCGTTAACGATTGTCGCCCATACTTCTTCACCAGAGCAGCCTGCCATTGCACCGGCCGTATCAAGAGACTCCGCCAAGACACTCTGACCCCCATTATCTTTCCACACGAGTACCATGGGTCTGGTGGGTGGTTTACTGAGAGCATGATGGACATTATTCAACTTGGAGGTAACCCATTCAAGATTCGACTCGTCGTTGTTCGACTTATCACTGTCTTTATGGTTCACCGTCAAGGTCATCGGATCACATGGTGGTTCAATGAACGCCAGGGCTACCAGGCGATGGACGCCGAATGTAACCCAGCCCGTCTCTGTCAAGACACTGGCTGTTCGGTATCCATCTCCGTTTATATACTGGTTTCTGAGATTACCTGCTGGATCGTATATCTCGCCTGTGTTAGACGCGAGAAACCCGCAGGTATTCGGGATTTCTTTTAACATGACGATCCTTATTTACTTCGTGCCAGTGGTGTTCGTCGGAATCGTTACTTCCGACCGATGTAAATGTCCAGTTTACATCGAACGCTATGGTTTCCCATAACGACTGACTATATCTTCACCTACCTGAGTAAGTGCCCTCCATTTCGATTTAAAGCTTGCGCTCCCCACTTGGGGTCTACTTCCTTACGGAATAGTCGATGAACCTTACTCATATCCTGTCGTCTCGACAGTATTTAGAGTCTTGGATGCTGATTGCCCAATCCATCTGATTTTCAAACATTCACGCTCACCGTTTCCAGTCACGTTGTAGTTCAGATGGCTCTCAGGGGTTTCCAGCAGTTAAAAGGGTTTAACGACAGCAATTAGTTTACCGTCGAAGTCGGCGTTTTTGTCGATGAGGTTCAACGGCGACATCGAGATGGTGTTGTCAGTCGGATCGGCCTTGATAGCGTCGATCTGATTGAAACCCACCGAACCACGGGTCAGGGTCGGGTTGCGACCGAAGATCGTGGGGATGGTGCCATTGGGAGATTCTGCGAGCAGTTCCTTGAACAGGCGATCCAACTCAGGATGCCAGCGCAAGGTATTCTCGTAAATCATGGCCTGCATTTCGTTAGGGGTGTAGTCCTGACGAAGTAGCTTGTTCTGCAAGTGCACTTTGAACAACAGTACACTCAACGACCATGGCATCTCCAACGCATCTTGGCGATGCGGTTCCTGACGCGACGTGATGACCGAACGGAACCCCCAGAACGGGCGAGTACCGTAGATCTGCTTCCGGGCCACTCCTGGTTTACGGAAGATCACATCCGCTTCAAACGTGCGGTAGTACGTGTCAAAGCTCTGAAGAGCACTGACCATACGGGCCTCTTTAATGGCAGGTGCCAGAGGCGGTTGACTTTCCGACGATTCGCGATTATCGATACCGATGAGGATGTGGGCCGCGTTAACAGCTTCAATCATCTTCGGGTCGGCCACGATGCGGTTATTCGAACTCTCTTTCAAGAAGCTCAACCGTGTCGGGAACGGGAGGTACTGCGAGAACGTACGGTCGAAGTTCTCCTGCAAGAAACGCAGGATCTTCTTACGACGACGGGCCGAGGCCGACGGACCTACCAGACCAGCCTTGGACAGACCGGTGATGATGGCTTCGTAATTCTCGATGAAGTTGTTGTATCCCCGCACGATACCCAGACGCTCCAGTTTCCGCATCTTGTCTACAGGCAGATCGTTCGGAGCCTTGTAACGAGGGTTACAAAGGTATTCCAGGATGTTGAAGTTGGAGTGGGTCAGGTTCTTAGACAGAATCCGCCACACCGTTAGGTTGATGAACGCATGGATACCTGCAGGTACACGTAGCCAGAGCAGTGATTCCATGGGCTTCTCGGTGATCGGCATGACCACAGACAGACATTCGTTACAGCGGATGCCGTAATTGTCCATCCCGGTGATGTGGCCGCAGTCACAGGAAGCACTGCTGCTCAGGGAATCACCGTCCAGCGAAGCATAAATCAGGTTGTTCAGCTTGGCACGATCAGACTCGAGGTCGATGTTGAAGTCGTTCATCATGATTGATTCGTGCTGCAGACGATGGAACTTATCGTCGAAGCTAATCACTCGAAGGTAGACGCCTTTGCGTTGCTTCATTGCTGATCCTGTATTGATGGTCGGCTGTTGAAAAGAAAAGGCATAGCAAGGGGGAGGTTACCCTCCCCCTGCTATTAGGTTGGCTTAGAAGCCTGCGCCATGGCCGAAGCCATTGCCCACGCCACCGCGGTAGCCGCGGCTGCCATCACCCATGGTGCGACGGCCGGAAGCCATGCCACCCGACAGGTCACCACCGGCGAAGTCACGTACGCGGCTGTTACCACGCAGGCGACGGTTGCCGAAGCTGTAGCTGGCATTGGACGCGTCGACGTTGACTTTGCAGTCAGTCACGGCCAGGGCCAGAGCCTTGATGAAGTCAGGGTTGATGTACGCCAGTTCGACGTAGCGACCGAACTTCAGGCCCGACGGAGTCAGGGCACCGGCGAGTTGCTCGTACTGCTCGGAGATGCGGATTTCCACATCCAGATCGGTGCGGTTGACCACGTCCTGATAACGCAGTGCGCTGTCGCCGTTGTCGTTCGGGTTCACTGCGAGCCAACGCAGCATGTCCCAGTCACGCAGGTCACGGGTCTTGCCGTTCTCGTCGATCCAGGTACCGGTCAGGTACCGAGCGCCGCTGGACATCAGCGGGGACTCAACGCCCAGTTCCTTGGCACGACGGGTGAAGTGACCCATGGTCAGGCGATCGGCGTACGAGTACAGGCGACGTACGGCATCGGCGTCCGGGGTGTTGTCGTTGGCAGCGTCGGAGAGCAGACCGGTGATCCAGCTGTTCTCACCCCCCTCCTCCAATTCGATCGCGAAGACCAGCTTCTCGTCCACGAGGGAGAAGAAGTAGTCGGCCCACTTGTCGGTGTCGAGGCTGCTACGGCCGTCGAACACGATCGGAGTGTTGTCGCCAGTCTGACGCAGAACGTTCAGCAGACCGGTGTCGCGGTAGTCGGTTTCACCACGCGCCAGGTCGGTCGGCAGGAAGGTCTGGGCCCAGCGCTCGTCCTTGGTCAGTACCGAAGCACCGGCCAGGGCCAGGAGCAGCAGCTCAGGCGAGATCACGTTGTTGCTGGAGTCCATGCGGTTGATGACGTACACCGGCTGGAAGATCGGCTGATCGCGCTCGATGGAGCGACGGGAGATGCCAGTGGTTTCCGGCTGGACGTACACCAGTTCCACGTGGCCACCGATGGTGGACAGCGGCATGGTCACGTGCTGGTTGTCGCTGCGACGCTGCACACCAGCAACGGTCACGCCGATGTCGTTACGACGCGGTTGACCGTCGGCAGTGTAGCTTTCGCGACCGCTGACGTCGATGTTGATTTCCAGGGTGGCCTGCTTGTTGAACCAGTCCAGGTTGAAGTAGGCGTCGTTGCGGAACATTTCGTTGAATGCCGAGGTCAGCGAAGCCATGGTGTAGAACATGACGTTGCGAACTTCGGTGGACTCCGGCTCGGACCAGTGAACGGTCGGCAGAGCGATGTTCCAGCCAGTGCGAACGACCTCGACGGAGCGACGGGATTGCTCGAACTTCTTCTTGACGATCTCGTCAACCAGAGACAGGTAGCCTTCGGTGATGTAGTCACCAGCCAGAACCGGGATCGGGTAGCTGCGTCCGTTCTGCTCGAAGTTGCGCACTTGAGCGGCGTCGTTCATGGAACCAGCCAGGGCGATCATGCTCACCAGAACGGACAGGCCGTTATTGGTTTCGACCGGCAGTGCCACGATGACGCTGGAGATGGAGACTTGGTGCTCGGAAGCTTCCAGGCCCAGGACTTCGATCTTGGAGACGTCGTACTGGCCGCTGGAGGCCACGATGCGGTCGGGGCTCAGCGCAAACTTGGCTGCTTTGACGGCAGCGATCAGGACTTCGCTGGAATCGCGACGGGTGATCGGACCGCCGAGGAAGCGGTTCAGGTCCATCAGACCGACTTGCGAGGATTGCTGGGATTGCTCACGACGGGCTTCTTGGCGCGGCGGGATGGCTTGTTCGCGACGCTCTTGGCCTTGAGCACCGGTTTCGATGGTTTCGTTGTCGCCGTTGTTGACTGCCATTGCAGGTAACTCCTTGATGGATATTGCGTTTACTAGGACCTAGTGAACACGAAGTCTTACTCCGATATTCACGTTGATAATGTATCACCGTGACAAAGTCGAATGGAATCGTGATTCCAAGTCTCACTATGATCAGTCCCAGGGGTTTATTTTTACAGCCTATTTAACCGAGAAAAGGAAATACCCTCCCGTTATGGCAGGCTGTTAACCCACCTGGAATTGTTTTCCTATACAATAGGTATCTAAATGTATTTTTTTACACGATCGCTTTCCCTCCTTATAAAGGAAGGCAGTGGTATTCTTTGAGACTTACCATCGCATCGGAACCCATTCCCATGTACAACCTATTCAATTCCGAAGCACGTTTGAAGCAGACGAACATCACGATGTACGGTCTGGATTATGTCAAGCGTGAATTGTTGGCCACTCAGGTCAACCGCTATAAACAGTACCGGGCATTGAATCCTGGTTATCTGAAGAACGACCACATCCTGGCCAGGATCCTTGGGATGGTGGACATTCCATTCATGGGTGATCTTCCTGACTACTACCTGCAGGTTTCACGGATTGTCAACCGTCTGTCTGGACAGATGGGATTTGTCACGTCTGCTCACCACGGACGGGTCAGTGAGAAGAACGACTTCTACGGTAAAGGGATCAGTGAAATCTTTGTCGCCATTGCAGATGATGAAATCAGCATGGCGGATATTTGGTTCAACTGGCGGGACATGAGTCCTATCCGTGTCCTCTCACATCCGGTGGCAGGGTGCGGAATCATTGAACTGAATGGCTCTGTCAACTTACCTGGTGCCAAGCCTGGGTCTGTAGCAGTCATTGAAATCAACATCCCCCTGCTGGCATGCCAATACCAGCTATGGAGAATGGCTGTCAGATCGCTGGCTCCCGAAGGAACAGCAATCCCTACTGCGCATTTCCTGACACAGATTATCATTCCGAATGCTCTTCTGAGTCACTTGGACATCGCTGTAATGAATACCATGCATGCATTGATGGGATCTGATGACTATACCAAGGTTGAGAGCGACATGCCGTTCTACACCGCTGACTTCTACCCGAAGTTAGAGGCTGGTCTGAAGGAACTGATTGGACGTTTCACTAGAGAGAACTACTTCTATAAGGACATTCTCTCGAACATCCCGGTCTTCGGCAATGAAAGCCTGATCCAAGCGATCAAGATGCCGGACATTGCATACACCAATCAGGCAATCTGGGCACTGATGATTGCAAGGCTTCCTGTGGTTGCCATGTTGCTTAAGTTCGATGAACTGGGAAACAACCGGAAGAATGATGCAGACCGTAACCGCATCAGACGAAGTCTGGCTGAAGCAGACAGTGGTAAGTATCTGGTAAACCAGATTCCTAGCTACATTGCGGATGCAGTTGGCGTATATATCACCAAGAACATTCGAGACCTACTGTAACGGCATAGAGAGGAGGGCAGTGCCCTCCTCTCTATGCTGTCAGTCCCAACTCATGCCAAAGTCGTCGTCCTCTTCCTCATCATCGACGAAGAAGTCAGGATCATCATCTCCCTCAAGCGCAGAGTTGGCATCTGTCGCAAGAGGGATCAGGTTGACCTCCTCACTCGGGGTGTAGATGTCACTGATCAAGCGGACGTAGTTACTGTCCACCTGGAACACACCTAGAGATTCCAGGATCATGTAAAACGATTCCAGGATCTCGTAGGTCAGACGACGGATATCAATCATCGGCATGACTTCTTTGGGCATGCCGATACCCGACAAGATGGACAACGGAAGCATCAGGGTTGGGATCTGATCGCGACCGCTCTTGACATGGTAGTCCCTCAGACGTTCTGCAAACTCGGGATCGACTTTCTCAGCCTCAGCGAACCACGTCTGGGTATCCGTCTTGTTATTGATCGCAAGCGGAACCTTAATGACGCTGAAGGGTGGAGATTCAACATGACCGTACTTCGGAGCGAAGATGGTCTCCCACATGTGATAATGACGATAGTTCGTCTTATCCTGGAATGGGTTGTCCTTGTTCATGTTGTTGTACGATTCCTGAATCTGAGCTGACTTCAGGTACTTGTGCTCACCACGCGAGATGGACTCGTAGATATCCTGCTCGTGACGCCAGACGATCAGATACAACTCCTCCAGTGTGAACTGGCGGTTCTGGTCAGCACGATGCATGACTTCCTTCATCAAAGCCTTGGCGGCCTTAATGACTGCCGGTGGCACGGTGGATGAACGCAGGGCTACGCCTTTGATCTCCATTTCGTATTCATCGAAGACGTTACCTTCACGACAGCTCATGAACGCGTAGTAATGTTTCGCACGGCTGGTCAATGTGAACACCGGGAACGCATACTCGTTTTTCATGGTCAGGCGATGCAGGTCTTCTTGAATCACGCCCATGTTGGCAGAGAGTTTGGCCAGGACATGCACGATACACTGGCAAGCAATGTAGGTCGTGGTGTACCAGATACCATCACCTTCTTTAGTCCGGTTGTCATTACCGGTGTACCAGGTCACCCAGTCCTGAGTAGTGAAGATGGTGGAGTCGGTATCGGACGCCAGTACCACACGGCGCAGGATACCTTTGATGTTGGCCACAGTCGGACACAGAAGAACAGGGGTCAGGAATACACGAATGAACGTGAAGTACTCCTGCATGACGTTCTGGACATTCAGTGCTGTTTTAGCCACCTTTTCCAGGACATCGATCATCCCACTCTCTTTCATGGAGTCGAAGTTCTCACCGCGGGTGATGTCTGCGTTGAGGTAAGTCGCCAGCATCTTGGTATCGTCGTCAATTGACTTACCGGTGAGCAGGGCAAACGGGTCTTCGATCTTAAGATCATCCTTGGAAGGGTCGTACTTAACCACTTTATCCATGAATGTCCGAACAAACTGATCGTTGTACCGAGCGATATGGTAAAGGTCGCCGGTATAGACGACGATCGCACGTTCCAGAGGGCTCAGTCGGACAATAAAGTCCACGATCTGTTGGAACTTACGAGCGTTACGCCAGTAAAGATCAGTACTACGCTTGATGCATTCGGCAGTCTGCTCTACCGTTGGATATTCAAAGCCGCATTTCTGCATGGCTGCTTCAAATTCGTCGTGCGGTTGACTGGTGATCAGCGCTAGCATGTTAGCCAGAGCAATCGTTGGCGTCGAATAATGGCGAGAACCCGCCAAGAGACGCTCGTTGTTGGCGTTACCGTAGCCCGTGGCTGAACGACACATGGACGTCAGGCTGGAGTGACCAGATTTCACGAAGAGAATATTGCCGGAGAAACCGTGCATCCCAGAAAGGGAGTTAATCCCGATCTTCTTGGCGTTCTGTTCGGCATCCTTGATCTTCTCAAGGACTTTATCGCCGTTCACCTTGGCGACAAACATCTCGTTCTTGGATTTCTTACGGCCGGCAATGCCCGCTTCCACGAATTTAGCAGACGGAGATTTCAACACCTTCGGGTTTTCGTAGCAGACCATCGAAGGCGACAGAATGCGCTGAGTATCACTGACACTCTTCACGTAATTAAGGAGAGTTATCTCATCCTTAACACGGTTACCGGGACTGTCTTTACGCAGTACCATCATGTTCGGGTCTGTCAAGGGGAAACGACCACCCCGACTGAGTTCTTTCTTAAGGAACTGCATCACGCGCTCTTCAGTCTGACCAGTCATGCGCTGAAGATAGAGTGAGTTTTGGGCAAAGAAGCCTTTCATCAGATCGAGATCGCGGACGTATTGGTCCTTGGGAAGTACAAACGGATTTTCCATGGATCAGACCTTGAATTCTAGACAAAGAAAAAATAATTAGGACTCTCATAAGAGAGTCCCTTTTAGTTTTTATTGACTAAGCCTCATTCGAGGTTGACGAAAGTGAAAATCATGGTGTCTTCTTCTCTCATCGGGGTAACGGATTGTAGACACATCCCTTTCTTTGTCTTAAGGATGGTGATCAGGTCACCAACAACCTTAGGTCGGGTGTTGTCAGTGTTGTGGTAATCGCAAAGTTCGACTATCACGTCATCAACAACATCCTTAGGAAGCTCGGAGTAAAGCTCATCCATGATTGATTCTGTATAACGGGTTTCTCCCATGTCCTCATGGATCATGTTAGTAACCATCATCGACAAGTTGCAGATGGAGAAGAGTGCCGCGGAGTCTTCATCGGTCATCTCGTATCGATCGGTGATCGAGTAGAGCTTATCGAGGAACGCACCGTATTGCGTCATGAGGTTGTCGTCAAAATCCATGATCAGGTGGTTTTCGACACCTGATTCAAAGGAAAACCCTTCCCGCTTACGTCGGGGTCGCGGTAGTGCCGACGACCTCAAATGTGAAGTTCGAAATACCATTTTGAAGAAGCGCCTGTCGTGCGAGAGTTTCAGTGGAGTCACTGACATCCTCAATGGTGATGACCAGTTTACGAGAGGAAATGACCTCGATGGTGTTCTCGTCGATCCATGGGACACCAAGGATCTCGTATTCACCGTTGCTGTACAGGATGCGAACGTAATTGTACGCACCTGCTGCCTGAGGCAGACTGGGAATATAGTTGCGAACACGGGCGTGCTTGGCACGTACATCTTCCAAGAGGGCAGCAGTGTCGTAATCGAGCACTGCTACTACCTTGACGTTGTCGCGTGCGGCACCCAGAACACCAGGAGCTTTGGTGTTGAATCTGACGATGCTGTCTTTGTAATCCGCAATGCTCATGGCGTTACGTTTCCTCGAAAATTAGGATGTACGTTCCGTCGGTATCAACCACCTTGACGGTGGTCCACCGGCGCGTGGAGAATTCCAGTAGGAACTTATCAGTGCGGAGTCGATCCAAGATCACCCTGTCAAAAACATGAGGTGTCTGCACCTTTTGGTAAAACGCCTTCATGAACAGGTCATTCAGACGATCCATCATAGCCTGAGTGAACGCTGCCTCCTGAAACGGAAGGTCTGGGTCGTACTCAAACATGAGTTCAGGTAGGATCTCGGCCAACACGTTGGAAGTGTTGATGAGAATCATGGGTAGGCCTTAGCGCAGAGTAATCGATACTACTTGCTCATCGTGGCTATGGGCTGCATGAACAACACGCCGCCTGTCGACACCTTTGATGAGTTGATCCATTGCGCAGTATAGGTTTATCATAGCATTTCGCAATGCTGTCTGATTATCCTCAGCGTCTTCCTGCTCCTCCGGGGTAGAACCCGGAATTATTGGGTAGATCTGATGGACATACTTATCAACGAAAGTCTCACCACGACGACACCAGTCCTGATAAAACGTGAACAGTTCGTCGACGTGGTAGGAGTGATCCATGACCTGACCCAAATCGGCCAGGAGTATTTTCAGGATCCGCTCTCCCTCAAAAAGGATTGTTTTCTCAGCCATCTGAAATTCTCACAACAATGGAACCATCGACGGGGTCGTATCTCAGAAGATCTGTGATCAACTGAGTCTCACCCGCAAAGATGCTGAGTTCCTTAGCAATGTTTGTAAAGATCGGCACGACGGCTTCAAAGACCTCATCGACTTTGACCATCAGCAAATCCCTCGGCACATTGATATTGCTGTCTTTACGTATCCAATACGAGAGGACTTCGCCATACTCGTAAGATAGTCTATTCCAGATCACTCCGCTTATCACTGATGACACGACCGCCCTGAGTAACTCGGATGGCACCTCGTGCAGCGCGTTTGTTTCGACTGATAGGGACAGGATTAATGGGAGTTTTCCCGCGCCCTGCCGGCTCCCTTGAGACAACCTCGATGAGGGCGGAATCATCAAGCTGATCGACCGAGAGAAGCTTAAAGGAGCCCTCATTTCCGGTGTAGGACACCGTACCGTTCTCGAGTTGCTCAGCCATGGAGGACACGAGCGAGTTGATTGAAACTCCTTCATGGTCTGGTAACCTCCCATTGACGAGTAGCGATGGAGCAAAACTATCTTTTCGAATGGCAGAGACCACTGTGGCCAGAAATTCGAAAAGTTCTTCTAAGGTCATCCCCGTAGCGGCCAGTACACGACTGGCGTTCATGAGGAAGTCCCCACTCGCTTCCAAGTTGATGATCACTTTCATCATCGGACGCGGCGATGAGGACAGACTCATCCGACGACAGGTATCGGACACTGACGAGTCGGTAGGATGCAGGGGCGCGATCCCAAGGAAGCGGTGGATATCCTGCCGAGAGAGGCGTTGCATAGTACTTCCTTAATTCTTCAATAAGGTCGTATTGGTCGCAGTAAAATGCTTCCAACCATTCAGATAGTTCATAATCTAACTCTGGGTAGTTTTCGGCTAAGTCTTCCAGGAAGAAAGACTCATCAAACACGAAATAAGCTAGGGCGGCATAAAGGAGCGGGGTGGCCCCGATATGATCAGCTAACTTACCGCCGAACATACCGAAAGCCACCTCGTAGGGAAGATTTAAAATGATTGAGCGTAGTCCAGTTGACAACACGCTTCACCTCCAGTACCAGAACACCATCTTGGTAACTGGTTAATGCAGATTTACGGCAGGGTATGCATCACCACAAAGCGGTGACATCATCGAGCGCACGTCTTAGTCGTTCTGGGAGATAATCCCATTGCTCTTGAGAATTACGATAGGCTTCCGCAAGTCCTAGGACAGGGGATTGCTTTGGCCGCCGTTGAGTCCTCACAACGAGGGTCTGCTCAGTGGCCCGGTATTCCAACAACACCCTATATTCCTTGACATCAATTCGCGATTCTGCAAGATGTAGGAATCGACGGGTGAAAAATTCTGCCGAGGAGTATTCCCTCAATTCGTAATGCTGGGACTGGATAAGATCGTCCAACATCCCCTCGGCTCCGTGGAGGTTATAGTAGTCGGTCATACGCTCTACTAAACCAGATGGGATATTGCTGAAGCAACTCCCGAGTTCACGGGTCAGTGCTTCTTCGATGGACTGCTCCAACGAGTCTGTCGAGACGAGCACGGGATCCATGGTTACCTCACTGTCGGCGGATGGTCTCAATAGCAATGCGTTTTACTTCATCGCGAACAGCCTGATTGTTGATTCGGCTAAACGCTGTACCGATGGTGTTGTCGAAGTATTCTTGAAACCCGTCCAGATCCGAAATGTCACGAATGCGGGACGGAGTGACGAGACGAGTCCGTTCATGAATCAAACGGTATTTTTCCAACATGTAGTCGTCACCCAATTCGATCACCAACTCTTCCATACCCGGACGATGGGTAATGAACATCAGTCGGGTACCAGTCATTTCGATAAAGGGTCGGACGATTGGGTCTGAGATGATAGTCAGGGTAACGAAGAAATCGTCCAACCCTTCACAGAAATCATCCAATGCGGCTGCACGCATTTCCATGACCGGGTAACCCAGTACATGAAGAAATTCTTTGAATGCATCAGGGCGTTTACGCACATGACGCAGTTGACCACGGATGTAGTTCTCCACGAACGCCGCCGCGGCAACGGTAACTTGATTGTTACGTTCACGTGGACGGGTAGGTAATGTGTGGCCAACAGGCAGTTGATCAACGATGTCGTGAACGTAATCCACTACGGTGTTGATGGGTAAGATATAGTCCTGCACGGATGGCTCCTTATGACTTTTCTTTTGATGACCAGTAAGACTTCATTAGTCATCATGATTTCCACCACATACTGAGACAGATACTCAAGGATAGATGGGTCAAGTTGGTCGACGATGTTGTTAGACGGATAGCGTTCCAAAAGGCTCTTCACAATGCGATACTGCTCCGCAAGGTAAGGACTTTTGACAACGGTACTTCCAATGGTCAGCTTACCTTTTTCGACAAGTTCGCGTTCGATCATATACTGCCATGCAAGGGGCGAGAGTTCACCCTCCCCATCTAGGGTACTGATCATGTCCGAAACGTCGAATATGAGCACCGTAGGGCCCTTTAAATCGATATCCATAGCTCCCCCTACAAAATAGGGGCGGTTCATTTTCTTTAACCTGAAAAAATAAGGCCAGAGAGGAGGGATTTCCCTCCTCTCTGTATTGGGTTAGCCGAAGCTGGCGCCAGTCGGGTCAGGCTTGTTCAGGGCAGGGCCGTGACGATCGAAATCGTAGGTCTCGCGAGCGAACTCGTTATGCCATTCGCCGTGCTTGCACTGATGACAGATGTAGCCTGGACTTGTCTGCTGTGTTGAATAGATGGAATCGGCACACTGGCACTGTTCGCATTCGAAAATATGACTCATTCGTCGTCACCGATATAGAGGGTGGTTGGGAGTTCGCCTTTGTCTTCATTGAATTCTTGAAGATCACGGGCCAGTTTCTCAGCCGCAGCCAGAGTCGGGGTCGGATGGATAATAGGACTGAGGCTGTCGTAGTTGACCAGGTTGTCCTGGAACTCTTTGTCCTCATGGACGCCGTACATGAGCTTGTGACTTTGCAGCTGCACTGCATACTCGACGTCATCACTGTAACCATAGAGGACTTCTTCGGTTTCAGTGTTGATCAGGCGGAAAGCACCGATGACAGGTGGCTTGACCACGAAGTCCGGGGACTGTACTTCAGCCAGCCAGGATGGCGGCTGGAAGTCGGCGTTGAACATGTATTTGGTCACGCCTTCTTCGAAGACAGTGATTTCAGTCGCTTCCGGCCAGAAGGTCTTGATGTCGTCGACCGATTCCACGTAGGCCATCAACATGTTGCCATCGGCGGACTGACGCACTACGAAGTAAGGATGGAACAGTGGCCAGCAGATCGGACGGCTGTCGTGGATGTATTTGGGATCACCCAGGTGACGCGGTGGCACCGGAGACAGGAAACCTACACGCAGCAACGGCAGACTGCCATAGACCGGTACGAACTGGAAGGTATCGCGATGGTGCTTGCTTTCGATCACTTCGTACATCGGCTTGCCATCACGGCCGAGGATGACTTCTTTCTCTTGCATGGTGTTTCTCCTGGTTAGAGCTTGGTGATGAGCTTGACGGTTCGGATGTTAGAGGTTAAGAACGATCCGAGTTTGAGATCAGTCATGACCTTAAGAGACGGGTTAAAGATGGCCTGGCGCCCGTCGGAGGTCGAACAGACAAGCATGGTATCGGAATGACGGGAAGGGTCAGCGGTTACCTTCCCTGTGTTTTCCGACATCCTGACAGAAATGTCAAACTTACAGAGTATGTCGTCGACACTCCATACGTCCGGTAGTTCAGTCACGTAGAACTTATCCCCGACAATCAATCGGTGGATGTCTATATCGATTCCGGATTCTTCGTTCAGCAACTTGCTGATACCATCGTGCAATGCATCGTGTGCCTGCTCAGTGGTATTGAAATTCGAGGGCTGGCAGAGATCGCGCAGATCCTGGAGCCGTTGTGCAGAAACTACTACTACATTTGGGGATTTCTTCTGACTCATGATTTATCCTTGATCGACAGGTGCTAATGTGACGGCATAAAGACTGTGAGGTTTTACCCTCACAGTCCCTGTGCATATGCTACTAGAACAGCAGGCCGGTATCAGACACTTCTTCGTCACCGGAGAGGAACGAGACGTTCTGAGCACGGGTAGTGCGCTGCATGTCCATCTCTTTCTTCAGGCCATCGAGCTGCTTGATGACTTCGCCGAACGAACGGTTTTCGATACCGAAGAAGTAGCTGGTGGTCGCTTGAACGATCGGCGGCATGAAGCCGTCACAGCTGTACGGCACGAAGACCGACGGCTGGGGATCGTCTTGGTTGCGCTTGAGGTAAGCCGCAGCAATCGGATCTTTCACCGCTTCTTCGAACTCTTCGATGTCACCGGCCACGTGCAGACGTGCCAGGCAAGCACCGACGTCGGTGGACTTGTTGAACTTCAGGAAGCTGGTGATGTCGGCAGTGTCGAGACCATGGTTACGGCGCGAGCACAGGACAGTCATGGCGCGGATGATCAGGTGAGCTTCCAGGTCGACTTCGCTGCGCGGAACATCCACTTCATTCATGCCGAAATGGATGATGACCGGTTTGTCGGTCATGCGAGCAATGGCGTCCAGGGTCTTCATGGTGCCGATCGTGTTCTCGGCAGTCTTGATGGACTCGTGCGAACCAGTGACCACACCAATGGCACTGTGACCATCTTCCAGCAGTTGCTTCAGGATCAGCGGTCCGACCACCGAACCGGTACCACCGGAGGCAGTGAAGATCACGATGTTCAGATCACCCGGTGCAAACTTGCGCAGGATGTCCGGAACGGCTTTGGCGATGACCTTGTCGTTGGAGTTGCGGATCTTGCCGGAACCGTCGAGGTCTTTGAACAACCAACAGTTGTCGACCAGGCGATCATCGAGGTTGGAATCGGAGGTATCGATGAAGGCGACTTGCAGATCAGCAATGTCAGCGCTGTGGCCTTTCTCGATGTATTCTTTGCCGAGGTTTATGCCCCCACCCCCGCACGCATACAGCCTCACCTTACCAACAGGACGAGTGCTAAGACCATTACTCATGGTATTCTCCTTTCTTTGAGATTTGTGTGTTTTTACGTTTGAATCAGGAATGTTGATCATTTGATCGTTTTATCCGACCGTGAAGAGTAGAGGTTGGAATACCTAGTATCTTAGAGGCGTCAGTCACACTAGGGTAAGTAACACCATTGTAGACTATCTCTTTACAGGGTTTTGGATTTGTGTTGCTGTGTGGGATGCTCATCCACATGGACGTTACTCCACGATGTGTATGTTCAAGGAGATAATGTATCCCCCTAATAATTTTGGATAAGCATAACTACATAAGAAATGCTGTAAACTATTGGCCCATCCTGTGTACTAATCTCGTTTTGAAGAGATGATCTCATCAAGAGACTTACCTCTTTCATGAATAAGTTTCCACATTTTTCGATATGGAATATCGAGTTCATATCCCCATTCTTTAAGGGATTTGCAAACGCCATCCTCTGAACAGTACTGTTTCATTGGCTTGTATCGAATCTCTGGTGTTACGGCTTTCTCTATGTCGTCGCCGCGCTTTAACCGAGATTCAAGACGAGCCCTAGGTATATTGTATCTTCTCGATATTTGAGAAATAGTCAGTGAATCACCATCGATGAAATATCGGACGTTTGCAGATTTATTGTTATCTTGTTCTTCCCTCGTTGCCCATCGACAATTACCAGGTTCGTAATTACCATCATTTTCGATGCGGTCAAGGGAATACCTCTTACTAGGTCTTAATCCCATGTCCCTGAAAAAGTTCTCGAAAGAAACCCTCCATTCAAAACAGACTTCTATCCCACGACCGCCGTAACGATGGTAATTACGAACCTTATCGTTATAGCATCGCTGTAACATGTCGTGGTATGCTTGATATTCTGGGGATGAATGCCGGCCATGTTTTATCACATGGTTCGAAGTCTCTCTAATGGATTCAAGAAAGAGACAACCGCATCTCCTCGTAGATCCTTTTCTAAGGTTATTTCCGAATACAATGGTGGTGTTTCCGCAAGAACAATTGCAAATCCATCTAGCTTGTGATTTTATAGAAGTATAGTCACGAGCTATGACCGTTAATCTTCCAAAGACCCTTCCTCTTAAATCGATTATCTTCATAGGAGCCTACCATGGATCTTTTGACGATCGCTCTTGAAAGGATCCGCTTCGAGATCCCACAAGAAGTCCTGCGGTACACATTCTCGCCCACACGTTATGACCCAAAGAACAATGGACTGATCCGTGACTACAGTACGGGTGCCAGTATCGACGAAGTCATTCGACGGAAAGTCATTGATGCACGTGTCCTAACCGACATGAACCTTTGCTCAGGTGTCGAAGTCTTCCTACCTATCAATGGTATGGTCGAACAAGAACGCATCGACAACTGGACTTACGTCTACCGAGTTCCCAAGGAACTGACACAGGGGCGCAGTATCACCGAGGTCTATGGTCTAGCCTACGGTCAAGGTCACCAGATCGGCAACAGCGGCCAGATTGCTGAAGATCGGTCAATGGTGCTTGAATCGGTAGGGGCAATGGTTCAGTCGAACGTCTCCTGGACTCAGGTACAATCGGCCTATGTGACACTGGTGGCTGAAAATACCATCATGGTCACCAACATGAACCGTATCCCAGGGATCTCCTATCTGCGGTGTCTGGTCACGCATGATCCTGACCTGAACAACATTCCGCCGTACTACGC